GGGTTACCACCTGACCATACATTACCTCTGTTGTTTACAACATAGAATACACCTTCTGAACCTGCACCTGTTGGAGCATTTGCTACTGCCGTGCCATTCCCTATCGCTGCTGATGCACCTGAACCTACTAATGCAGGAACTGCTTCCAACATAGCTGTCTCTAAGTAATCATCAAAACGTAAACGAGTTTCGTGCTCTGACTTCAAGTACCAAAGGTATCCTGATGCACCATTCTCAGTTGTCACTTCAACCCATCCAATTTGAGCCATATCAGAACCTGATACTGCGTAACGGTCTTTAAGGATAATTGGTTTATTTTCGAAGAATACGTCATCAGCTTCTAAAGAACCTACCATTCCCTCAGTTCCTTTTGCAAATTCTGAACCGTAGATAAACATTGTGTATTTATCTGCAACAACACCTGTATGGTCTGCTCCATAGTAAGCAAGAGTAACTGTACCATTTGCTGTATCTACTACTGTAACTAAAGCTTTAAGGTTAGCACCACCTGTGTTTCTAGTCAACATAACTGTCTGACCAACACGAACTGCAATACTTCCACTACCCGGCACTAAAGTATCACCAATAGTCCATACTGCTGATGAAGCAGCTCCTACTGCACAAGCTACATCGGTATACTTAGAATGTAAACGCCCTTGTTCTGCCCATTTGATAAGGTCAGAGTTAGATGGCATCTCTGCACCAACTAGACGTAAAAAAGATGCTACGGTACGATTACCATAACGCTCAAATTCTTTCTCGTAAGTATCAGGTAGATACTGATTTAAGAAATCAAAATTTGTAATATAATTGCTGCTTAAAGCAACCTGTTCCGAACTTGGCTGTAAGTCAAATCCCGGAGTTCCATTTACTGAACCTGCCATTTTTTCTAATTTTTAAGATTATTTTCTTTTAATACTTCTAATCTTTAAACCACGACCTGAGTCGTTTCCTAAAGACTTAAACTGTGTTCCTGATTTAGACGATACTTCAGGTGTGTTACGAGTTGTCATATTAATGTTCTTAGTCTTCCTCATTACATCCTCTGTTGCATTTGCCTTGCCTTGCTCATAAAAATACTGAGCAAACTTATCAGGGTTCATTGCAGCCGCTAACGCTTTATGGTAACCTGCAGCGTCTTTCATTAAGCCACTATCATCTAAATACTTGTTAACAAAAGTCATAGGTGATTGGTGTAACTTCTTAGTTTCTTCTGCGTTACCGGGACTAAAAGTGATTTGGTCTTCTCCAATCTTGAAATCAAAACCTTTGAAATCATTGTTAAATACCTCTTCAGTCTTTTGTGTAAACCACTCAGACCTTCTTTTAGTTTCCTCTTGCTGCGTTGCCGCTTCATTTAAATATTGCTTATAGCTTTCGTATTGCTTCTTTTCGCCTTCCGAAACACCACTACCACTTGACTCAAGGGGTTGCTTATACATTTCTTGTTGCTCTGTGAAATAATTCTTAGCCTTAGCAATAGCTTTTTTCTTTGCTACTTTAATTTTCTTAATCTGTGACTCGTCATCCAAGTCTTCATCGTAGGAGTACTCATCCATTAATGACTGTATATCGTCATCGTCTAGAGCAGTCTCCGTAGTTTTAAGATAATCTCGTAGCAAAGATTCAGGACTTGCATCATCATAATTACGCTGTAATTCAACATAATCCTTAATGCTTCGACCTGTTTCTTTTTTATACTTAAAATAAGCTGCTACATCTTCAGGTAATTCTTCTTGAGTCTCTCTCTCTTCAAAGATATCATCCATTGATGTAAACTCCTTATTGTATCTTTCTTTAATATGTGAAAGAACTTGGTCTTCGGTTAACCCTTGTACCTCTTCTTGTGGTTGCTCGACTACAACCTGTTCATTACTTGTTGAGTCTTCGAATTTATCTTCGTGCTTCTGAAGTAATTCTTCTTCAACCTGTGCTGTAGATTTTTCTCCTACATCATCGAGTGCTCTTACTTTAATTTCCATTTGATTTGATTTTATGCAAAGTTAAACAATTAATTAATACGATTTAAGCATACCTAGACGTAACCTTGCCTGCCTTGGTATTAGATACAAATTGCTTAGTCCTACCACTTTTCTTTTTCTTCTTAGCTGTTGCAGCTCTTTCAGTTTTAGACATACTATTAGCCTTAGCTAACGGTAAACATCGGTCAGGATTTTTGGTATCCTTGCTAGTACCGCAGGCTCCTTTAATAGAACCATCAGCACCAATACGAACCCACTTTTCGTCTCTCCACTTCTTAAGCTCACCCATTAATACTTTGGCTTTGTTTTTGGCTTAGGTTTTGTATGTGAAAAACCTCTTTTCTTTAAAGACAAATGGTCTTTGTTTGTAGCTGCTTTAATAGCCTGACTACCTTTGTACATCATATGAATCTTAAATGCCATAGTTTTATTTTTTAGAGTTTTTAGCGTAGTTAGGGTCTTTGCAGTATTTACTTGCAGCCATATTTGCATATGCTGATGGGTATCTATCAAATGTTTTTTTAGCCCAAGCAATCCCTGAAGGACATATTTTATTACTCTTTTTAGTTCTTCCGCTTGCCGCCATATTATCTAGGTGAAAATTCAGACAAATCAAAACCATCTAAACTATCCTCATTTGACTCAAATGTCTGAGGAGGAAGATTGTTTTTCCTCTGAGTTATTAATTTACTTTGTTCTGTATTCTGCTGACTTATACGAGAACTCTTAGCGTCTTCACGTTGATTCTCCCTGCTCTGTAGTGCATTTTCTGATATATCTCTTAAACGCATATTAAAGTCAAACTCCTTATCCATAAGAACAGATTTTAGTTGAGCTTCGTTATTCATTCTTTCAATATCAAATGCAACCTCTGCTTGTTTAATCTGCATCTTGGCTTGAGTCTCAGCTTGAATTTTCTGCATAGCCGTTTGAGCAGCCATTTGTTGAGACTTAATTTGCTGTTGAGCCGTAACAGCTTGCTGTTGCATAGCCATCTTCTCGTCTCGCTCTTGCTTCTTAATACGTTTAACTTTAAGTAGCTGATTAGCAACCTTAAGATTTCTAAGTTCTCTAATATCAATTGCATCCTCTAAGTTTATATCACCTTTAGAAAGAGCCATTTGAATGTTCTGCTCTAACTGTGATTTTTCTTCTTCATCAGGAGATACCTCAATAAAGATTCCAAAGTCATATATATATAAGTCGTTAACGTCTTGAAGTATGGATACGTTATATTTCCCTATCTGATTAGCAAACTCATCTTTAAAGTCAGCGTACTGCAAAATATCAGATATTCTGTACGTTAAAGCTTCAGCTAAACTTCTGTATATAAATAAACTTGCGTCAAGTATATGTCTTGTAGCTGTGTTAGAATTTAATGCAGCCAACTTATTTACACCAACCAAAGAATTAGGGTCGGGAGTAGAACCGTCTCTCGCTTCATTTAAGCCTGTTACAGCACGTATCATTCCTAAGTAATGATTATAGTTACCAATAAGCATTTGAGTCTTACTAGCCCCTGAACTTGACGTTAACTGAGTAATAGGTACTTTACCTTGATTGTAATCACCTTCCTGAGTATAGCTTCTACCAATAACACTACCTGTTTGGAAGTATAATCTTAAAGCGTCTTCAGGGTTGTAAGCGTTCCCTGTACCTAAGTCTACATCATTTAATCCATCTGCATCTATAAAAACACCATCCGGGACAACCTTAGATATAACTTGCTGTAGCTTTAAGTGTGTCATCTGAATTAAATCAGCAAAAGGAATCATCCTTCTTACTAATGATTCAATAACTCCCTTATACATTCTTGGGGCAACAGCTACGTAGTTTGGTATAGCATACTGACTAGCTGACTTAGGTCGGACCATATTCTCAGCTAACTCCCATTTAAGTATAATGTTGGTTCCCATAACCATAACACCATCGTACCAAACATCAATCGTCTTCTCAACTTTCACAAAGTTACCTTCATCCATCATCTCTTGTGGTGGATTAAATTGGTCATCTTTCTCAATCATCTTAGAACCACCATTATCGTATACTTTCTTTTTGTATACAATTTTTTTTGTGGTCTTATAGTTAAAGTATAGAAGTGTAGCTGAGTCTCTAGAAAATATATTGTCTTGGAACATCTGAGCTGAGTTGTAGTAATCATACCAACTCTGACTGTACTTTGATATTTGCTCTAAGTCTTCGTTTGTCAATGAAGGGTCAATTTTCATTAGCTCTACTATAGGCAATGTCTTAATCTCTCCCCAATAAAAACAATCTTTAAAGTGAGGGTCTTCCGTATAACTGTATACTATATTTGCAGGGTCTACGTAGCTAATCTTTACGCCTGAACCGGGTAAAAACTCATGCTTTGCTACACCTATACCTAAAACAGTAAGGTCGTAGTCAAACCTTTTACGTAGGTCTACATATTTATTAGAAGCAAACAATGTATTAATAGCTTCTTCTTCAGCTATTTCAATTGCAGGCTTATAGTTTAAATTCATGTAAAGCGAAAGCTCCTCATCATTTTCAGGTAAGTCACTAGGGTCCATAGTAAATGGATTCATCCCCGTGTTATTCTGTATAGTTGTAAGAACTTCCTTAGCAGCCATCTGACCCTGTATCATATCCTGATACTTACTTCTCTTAGATAGAGACATAGAATCTTCAGCGTATGCATTTACT